GAATGACCAATCAACCAAACTTTCGGAGGCCAACAATGTCATCACTCAAAAACAGTCTTCTCTTGATTCTGCTATTCGTGCTGGTAGGTTGCGGCTCCCGTCCCCCAGTTGTGTACAAGCCCCCGCAAATGCCCCCACTCCCGCCGGAGATAGCCCAAAAGAAAGAAGTGAACCTGTCAGACAGGTTTATGAAACTTCTGACTCCGACAGAGCAACCCTCGCAGCCATTGCCGAAATCATTGCCCAAGGCGACAGAAACACGGCCCAATTGAATGCGTGTATAGACAGTTATAACAAGGTAATGGAGGTGATGAATGCTAAGTAATATGGTGGTAAGCCTTTTTTGCATTCAAATAGACTTGATGAGCCAGCTCGGCATCTTCAAAAACACCGAGATAAATTGTCTTTTTGTTTACACTGATACAAGACTGCCATTTTTTAGATCGTTTATTCCAGCAGACCCCTTTATAACCACTGGTGTTTGTCTTGAATTTTTCTTTCTTGTTGTTTGCATTTTGTTGCTGAGTAACATCACGAAGATTATCAATTCGGTTGTCATGACGAATATTATTGATATGGTCAATCTGGCCTTTGGGAAATTCTCCATGAACAATAGCCCAAATAAGTCTATGCGCCTTATAGACTTTTTTCATGTATCCAACTTGGATATACCCATGAACATCCAAACAATTAGTAAATTTTTTATTACTATTGCGGAACAGTTTTCCAGTTTCTGGAAAATAGGCAAAAGATTCACGCAACCGTTTGAAATCAAAATTATCCATGCGTAATTTTAACAGGAATAAATTATGACTGTCAACGCTGACCAACTAAAGAAACTCCACATTGGTGTTGAGTGGGTTGATGCTCTCAATGAAACCTTCAACACTTTTGGTATTTCTACCAAGCGCCAACAAGCTGCATTCATTGGTCAATGTGGACATGAGTGTGGGAATTTCAGAGTCTTAAAAGAGAATTTGAACTATAGAGCCGTTACTTTGATGAAGCTGTGGCCCAAACGATTCCCAACACTTGAGATTGCCAACCAATATGCTGGTAATCCCAAGAAGATTGCCAACATGGTTTACGCCAATCGCATGGGAAACAGGGATGAAGCGTCAGGGGATGGTTTTCGTTTTTCAGGAAAAGGTTGCATACAATTGACGGGCCATGCAAACTACTTCCATGCTGGTCAAGCCCTGGGAGTTGACTTTGTAATGGAGCCTGACCTTGTTGCAACGCCTAAGTATGCGGCATTGACTGCTGGTTGGTTCTGGTCAACCCACAATTGCAACAACCTTGCTGAAGCTGCTGATTGGGTAGGCTTGACCAAGAAGATCAATGGTGGGACTATTGGCCTAGATGACCGAATCAAGCACACTAACGAGGCTTTTGCGGTGCTTGGCTCTTGAGTTTTCCACGATTGAATATCTTGTGTTTCTTGAAGAAGTACAAGATAACTTCATAGTCAATGCCAAAGCGCTTGGCAATCTCTTTCTTGGTAACACCATCTTTCCATAGCGTCAATGCTCTGGATTCACTGATTTGAGTGGGCTTCCTGCCACTTCCAGGTCTTGCGCCACCCTTAGTCTTCATTAAGTGCCATCCAAACCATGATGCAAGCGCCTCCAATGGCTAGTGCAATTCCTAGAAATCCCAGGGCAAAGATAGTGATTACAGTCTCGATCACATCACACCTCTCATCTCCCACCCCGCAATAAAGTAGTTCCATCTGCCTTGCATAGCAGGGTTGCTGTACTTGTCGCCAGTCATGGCTAGATCGGCATCTGTGTAGCCCTTTGATGACATCAGTGCGTGGAATACTTTTCGTGCTTTCATGTGTTCTTCTCCTCGGCGTAGCCGTTCTTTTGCTTGAGTATGGATTCCGCCCAATCAACCCCTTTTTGAAAATCGTAATTGTGTTTACTTCTATTCCAATCTTTATCCGTCAGCCCAACCCATGTGCGCTCTTGCTCAATCTCTTGCCCAAGCCGTTGCACTTCACGCATGGCGTGTTCTGCCAAAGCTTCTTTGATGGCGGTGATGGTGGCTTGTTGTTTTTCCTGCGTTTTTTTCAAATCCTCAAGCACCAGCGCTATTGTCTCAAGCGCCATCTCAATTTGTTGTGGTGTCATTTCAGCACCTCTTGTTCTAACACTGCCATAGCGTCATCAATTCGTTCATACAAGTAATCTGGCATTCGGTGATTGTCTGCAAATGACCATGACTCAACTGCTGACAACAGCTTGATGATTTGCAGGTATTGTTCTTTAGTCACGATCAATCTCCTCAATTTCCATCATTAAATTCCACATATGCTCGTATGTAGGTTGTTTCATTAGCCACTCAAAAAAGATTGTTTGTGCTTGGCTAATACGTTCTGCTTTGATAACTTTCCTACCTCCAAACAAGTTTTTTGCACTTGAATATGTCACAAGAAAATTTTTCATCGTTTCATTCCTCTTACATAAGCCGCAAACGATTGCACTGTGTCTCTGCCAAATGCACCAGCAAACTTGTCTAGTTCTTTGGCAACTTCTTCAATCACTTCATTCCTGGCATTGTTCTCAGCGTATCGCATGATCTGGTGTTTCCTAGACCCTTGCAGACCCCAATCACCTTGGCGCTTTGCAAGTTCTTCAAAAGCCTCATCTTCAGGTTCTTTCATGCGTTCACCTTGAGTTTGGTTTCTAGTAACTGTTTAACAAGTGCTGCTGGGGCTTTGTGAGCCTTTAGAACAGACCCGATCAGGGCATTCATTGCCTTGGCATTGCCACCCATCACTTGCCTTGCTAAGTCAGACTGACAAGCAGTGTCTATTGCTGATTCCAGTTCTGGCGGCATATTCTTCAAGATTTTGCGTTGCTCTTGTAAGGCTTTCTTTCTGCGAGTTGTCCAAGGTGCAGAAACCTTGCGCTTGCCAGCCATGTATCGCATTGCACAGTTTTGTTTTTCAGCAAGTGTTGTTGCAAATCCTTGCATTTCGCATCGACTTACATACCAAAGAATTTCATGGCGTTTATCCCAATGTGGAGTTCCATGCACCACATCCCAAATGTCTCCCACCATTTGCCAGTAACTGCTAGTCTGATCGTTCACTTGCAATCTCCTGATATTCTTTGTCGTTTGTTGCATCAAAACAAAAAGCACGATAGTTAACTTCTCTTAAAGCAAGGCTAATAGCTTCTGCAAATCTATAAGCAATATCGTCAGGCTTTTCAAGATGAACTTCTATTCTGCATATATTCCATAATGCCAATACATGGGTTTTATCTAAATCAACCCATCTTTGAGACATTTTTCTTTCAGAAATTTTTAGAAAACGATTTCTACTTTGTATATCGCTAAACCATTGATTCGATAAGCATTCTTGGCATTCACAAAGAATCACATGATCGTTCTTAATTTTTTTTGATGGTCTTCTTGTAATCATCGTATTAGGCATCACGCATCTCCTGATCGTTACGCTTGATTTCATGCTTCAGATATGCCAAATCAGCATAGGACAACTCATCTGTTATGTCCTTGATTTCCAAGTTAAAGCGCATCCACTTGACTGTTTTCTCACAGTATGAGATTAAGCCAACAGAGTCATCTGCTTCATGCCATTGGTAATCAACCTCAATGCGGTCAATCTCTGGATTGAAGTCATCGTCTACCCACTCAAAAGGCACAAATTCAATTGTTGTCATGTGTTTCCCCTTTCTTCTATCCATTTTGTTAATTCAAACGCATAAGGACTATTTTCACCTTTGCTACGATTGAACTCATCGCTATTTGCATATTTCAAAATAGCCTCACGTTCTTGTTTGAGTGCCTTATTAACTAATTCAATTAGTTGAGGCATTGAAACCGTCATTTGCACATCATCCAAGGATGCGTAGTGCTTATCAAAATCAATTACATTACATAATTCTTTTAATATAAAGTCAGTTGTTGTCATCATTCACGCCTATCTGTTCAATATCTTGTGCGGCAAGGAGGGCATCCAGGGCCACAGATTTAAGAATATTAAGGGCAGTTTCTGGCAAGGATAAATTGAGGGCCTTGTGAGCCTCTACATCCTGCCAGAAAGCATTTAAACGGGTTGTTTGTTGTTGGTTCATGCGCCAATTCTGCCTTGTCTGACAGAGATTGGAATAGGGACTTACCCTACCTTACGCATAACCCTTTGGAGTCGCCCAGAAACGCCTTTACGGGTTCCAATGACCTCAATGAAGCCCTTGTCAATCAGTGCCTTGTATCGGGCAGTAACGCTGGAATAAGGCAGGAATGGTAGTTTGGCAAGCACATCATCTGAGATACAACCATCTGGGCCAAAAGCCGCAATGGTTTCATAGACCAGTGACTCCATCTTAGTGATTGAAGAAGTTGCCCAACACATTGAGAAATGCACTCTAGCGTTTGGCAAAGACACTATTCAATCGTTTGCTGCATATGTAAGAGGAACGAAGAAATGAATAACGAACCAGCATTTCCAGTTCCTAGTTATGTAAATGCAGATGGAGAAACACATGATGTTTCACTTCAAGGCATGACATTGAGGGATTACTTTGCGGCAAAAGCTATGAAAGAAATTATGGCGCAAGCGTATGAACTTGAAAAAGAATGCTTTGCAGATGGTGATTTTTCATTTCCCGACACAATGTGTTCGATTACAAAAGAAGCATACAAGTGGGCTGACGCAATGCTGAAAGCGAGGGAAGCATGAACAAAGATGTATTTTCATCATATGCAGAAGCCATCAGAGCAAGGGGACAAGCATGACTGACAAAGAAGCAATGAAGCTGGCGCTTGATGCGTTGGAAACTGAGGTATCCATTGATTGGACAAACAATGATGAGTTCAACGCATCAGCAGAAAAGATGCACGAAGCAATCGCCGCACTCAAAGAACGATTGGCAGACCACATGCGTGAGGTTCAGAGGTTGGGGCAAGAGATTGAGCAAGAGCCTGTGGCGTGGATTTCCCCATCGGGCGCACTGTACCGAACCCGCTATCACGCAGTGGCAAATGCAGAGCAGTCGCTAACACCCCTCTACACCGCCCCACCACAGCGCACATGGATAGGCTTAGAGGGTGCAGAATTTGGATGGTTTTGTCATACAGATTTTCTTAATGCCAGAAAATACACTAAAAAACAACGAGAGCATATTTGTTGTCAACTTTTATCTGAGGCCCAATCTTGGGATATTAAACAATACCAACTAATGATGCACGACAGCACCAAACTCAAGGAGAACACATGAAAATTATTAAATATTTTATTGAATTGTTAGACACGCTTAAAAAGATTGAGGCACATCTTAATCAGCTTTCAAGCTGTGTAGGAAAACAACATAATGGATACAACCCAGCAGTGCGTATAAATCCATATAGCTGATCTAAGGAAAAAACATGAAAGCACGACAAGTATTCCACGCACTAATGTTTAGTAAGGGCTATACAGAGGCTAATCTAGCCATGACAAAAACCATGTACACCAATCAATCCATGCAAAGTAGATGGAACTATTTTCTAGCTGGGTGGGGAATAAGGGGGGTCTGTGATTGAGACAATCATCACTATCTTTGCCATAGGCTTTCTAGGCATTGCGTTAGCCATTGGAGGCGTTTGCCTGATGGTTTGGATGGCACTTAATGAGGATTGAAATGCCAAGACCTAAGACTGATTTAACCTTTGTGAACAAGACTGTCAGCGCACGACTCAGACCCGCCGAATACAAGGAATGGGTGCGCCTGGGAGGGGTTACTTGGTTACGCCAGCAGATTGCTCAAAGCATCAAGAGCCAAGAACCAAATTTACTCTCTCAATTAAATCAATTTTTCCGGCGTTGATTTAAACAATGCCGCCTCATCTTTGCGTCTGATTTCCAAGCCTCTCAGAACCTTGCCACCAGCCTTGCAATACTGCAACAAAGACTCTATTGCCGCATCTTTATCGCCACGAATAACCTTCTGACGGAAGGTGCTGCGCTGTAATGTTCCCAGACCAACATTGAAGCTAAAGCTGACGCAAGCATCAAATTCACCTTGGGTAAGGATAACTGGAAGAAGTTGGGCCACACCACGCTCAAACCTTGCAAGATCACTTCTGAGAATTCCATCTACTTCTTCCTTTGTCCATACACGATTATCTTCAGGGCGTAAAAGAAACTCATCACGATTTTCGATCTTGAGTTTTCCTTGTTCTGGGTACAAAACATGGCCCACGCCCACAGTCCAGAGTTTTGCTGGGCACCGATATGGTTTAAACCGCACACCTTCATGGTGCTTAATCATCTCCACAGCTTGGGCACTGATGTTCATTTTTTGAACGCCTGTCCACCAAACCAGAACGACACGATACAAGCCCAGATGATCTGGGTTTCATCGTCCCATAACTGGTTGAGTGCTGTATCAAAAGCCACATCTGTGTGCCAAGCATAGTAGAACCCAAAGACCTCAACAAACATGAACATGATGAACATCCCGTAGGTGATGACGCTACGGGTTGCTGCTCGCATATTGATGACCCAGGTGGATGCACCTTCACCAAGGGCTATATCATGGGCGTAGAGGGCTTGACGCTCTTGCATAGCAGCTTGGGCCATCTGAACATCTGCATTAATCTGAATCTGCTCAGTCTGAATATGCTCAATTCGCTCTTGTGTCTCCAGGCCAGCTTTCTTGAGGGCCAGTTCCCTCTCTGTCTGCATTGCAGCCAATGCAAGTTCATGCTTCTTATCAGACTTGTCTTGTATAAATTCAAGGATTTTGGGGAGGCCGCCCATCAGGAAGCTGATCAGGGATGAGAACAGAGTTATCATTTTTTAACCTTTCAAGTTGTTTGCGTTCATACTCAAGTTGCTGGCGCAGTCTCTCCATGCGCTCAATCTGCTGTTTGCTCTCGCGTTGAACCGCCAAGGTGTCGTAATAGATGCTACCAAGCAATGGCAACAGCAATACAAACACCAAGACCATGCAACAAAGAGCAACTAAAAACCCCATCTTACTTTTCGATCCATTACTAAGAGAGTGAAAAAAAAAACCAGGT